TGGATATCTTTTTATATCAAGACTTATTTTAGAATTACCTTGTAGTGTTTTAAAATCTGGTACAAATCTTCTAACTGCAAGAAATACTTCACCTGCAACTTGTGGACCTGTGGCTCTACCTCTTGCATCTCTTTGTCGTGATTGTAAATCTATATCATAAGATTCAATTAATGATGTTACTGTTGTAGTTGTACCATTTGGATTCACTTGATCTGTACCAACTTCATGTTCAAAGTAAGTTGTTTGACCTAAACCTGATTCTCCAACAATAACAGGAAATGTACCACTTGCATTAACGTCATATTTTGTTGCGTATGGATTTGGATAAATAGTTGCATCCATCCATGATGTTCTTGCTTCTGTTCCTGTGTACCAAACACCACCTGGTACTCCTGGCGATTCTCCAAAATTAAATACAACATACTTATCATTATAATCTGAAGTAGATGATGGATAATACCATGTTATCTCTGTAAAAAGATTATTTAATCCTGCAGATACTTGTTGGCCTTTTGTTGTATCAAAATTATCAAATACAAAATCTTCAACCGTACAAGGCAATGATTTTACTGTACCATCGTAAAGAAAGAAACCTTTTGGACTTAACCAAAACGCAGCTCCATCTATTTCAATAACAGCATTCTGTCCTATCAGTCCACAGTTTGTACCAACTTGTTCTACCGCAAACGTAAAAGGAGAGCCAATAAACTTCATTGTATACAATGCATTGTCAGTCCATATTAGAATAACTTCTTTTGCTTTTATAGCTCCTATAATTTTTGTGCCATCTTGTAATCTTTGTGTGCCTGCAGTATTAGTTGCAGAAGGTGAATAAGTATTAATATCTTCTTGATCTGAGAATCTTATAAACATATCGTCTTGTGAATCAGGTGTACCAACAATTGTTTCTGTGCCTAAATGAATTAAGTGTCTTGTAGTTGGTGATATAAGAGTGACTCTTGTTTTTGTAGGATTATTAGTTGTTGCAAAATTATTTGTTGTTGATGCACGAGTTGTTAATCTTTGTGATATACCAGAGTTCCATGTAAATGTTTTACCATTTAATATAGTTGCAACTAACACTTCACCAAAATTATCTAATGACCATAATCCAGGTTCTAGTGTAACATCAGATGCAGCAGCTGCTTCACCCCAGTTACCATTACTCCAAGGATCCATACCCCAACCATAACCATACGTTTGTGCTCGTGGTCCTACTGGTTCGTATGGTTTTATACTTAAACTACCACCTGTTGATACAGTTCCACTAGCATTACTAGCTTGATTAATTGTAAACGTTCCTGTTGTTGGTACAGAGATAACTTGAAAATTTTTATCTTCAAAGTCAGCGTTAGTAAAACCTGTACCACCAGGTAGTGTTACAGAATCTAATTGCACTATATCTCCAACAGCTACGCCATGTGCTGCTTTTGTAATTGTACACGTTGGTGATCCACTTGTTGTTGCAATAGTTGCAGATGTTAAAGTTGTTTTAAGAGGTGTAATATCGTAAAGCTGACCTTCAAAGTATATTAATAAAAACTTATCTGTTCCAAGAGCCACGTACCGGTTACCATCGTTATCAACAAACGCATGCTGTTTTCTAGCAACACCAACTATTGTATCTGTGACTAGTGATGACCAACCACCTACTTTTTCTGGTAAACCATATCTAAATCTTACATTATCAGAATCAACCCAACGGTTTTCTGCACCAGCTTCTGTCTGTTGTTTATCGATTCCAGGTTTAAATTTAAACTCTACTAGAGCCATCAGTAGCTCCTATATTTTAGTTTTATAAGCCCAACCTCTAGTCGCATTAACATAAACTAAAGTAAATGCTGAGCCGTTTACACTGACTACTATGGTCGATGCTGAGCCTAAAATGTTGGAACCATTTCTGCCTATGGTTAAGTTGTTAGAATTAAAAAAGTTTTTACTATCTATAAAATGCACTTCATCACCAACAGCAGGTGATGCAGGTAAATTTACAGTTACTGTTGAAGAACTTGTATCAACTAACACTTGATCATCAGCAACAGCTGTATAAGTTCCTGTTGTAGTTATGTAACCTTTTCTACGAAGACCTAAATTTATATTTGTGCCATCTGAATAAACTAAAGAAGTTGATCCGACAGGTAAACTTAATCCTGTGCCAGATACAGTTTTAAAAGTTAAAGTATATCTATTTGTAGTTCTATCAGTAGCGTCTTCAACTACGTATACTCTTTCGACTGAATCTGGAACCGTTACAGTTCTGTTAGCCGCAAGAGTACCCGTTAGTTTTAAGTACAGGTTTTTACCATTTGATACAGCTCCATTAGAAATCGCTAATGCTTGATCAGACGATGCTACATCTATTGAGATGTAACCAGATGAGGCTTGTTCTAATTGCTGTAAATTGGTGTTAGTTATAGTACCCCATGTACCTGACTTCTCACCAGTAGTCATTAATTCTAATTTTAAATTACTCGAAAATGTTGATGCCATAATTCTCCTATGGGTTTAATGGGTCAATCGGCACCCACGTCCCCGTTGCGTTTGGATCTATTGGGTTCCAAGATACCACAGAAACACTACCTAATGCAAGGTTAAATCTTTTGCCTGTCACATTAACTCCAGAGCCTGCATCTGCATTTCCAACAGCTATATTTACCCTTTTTCCATTTACTAATACCGTTACGTTTTGAATACCGACGCCAGCAAAGGTAGTTGATGCAAAAGGTGTTGCTCCAAAAAACATATTATATCTCCGTCCAAACTTGTGTTGCGTTAGTAGCTATCTGATCCCATTGTCTAATTGTTATATCAGATGTTCCTATATCAAAACCTTCACCAGTTGGTAAAGCTTTAGCTTTAGCTATTACTGTAACATTACTTGTTGATATATTAAATCTCTTACCTGTAACAATCGCTGTAGCATTTGCCTTGGCTGTAGCGTTACCTATCGCTAAATCAAAACCATTACCTGTAACAGATAAATTACATTTACCTATAATTGTTACATTGCCAATACCTAGATCTAATCCTTGACCAGTTATGTCTGGTTTAGCTCCAGCTTTTGTAATAACTGTTCCTTTAGCTATTTCAAAACCATTACCTGTAACTGGCACATCTTTTGGTATTGAAGCTTGTGCATTACCAATACCTAATTCTAATGCATTACCAGATAATACTTCTTTTGCTTTACCAATAATGGTTACATTACCAGTGGATATATTTACTCGATTACCTGTGACTGAAAAATTAGCATCTCCAGATATTGTAGAGTTACCAATATTTACATTTAATTGTACGCCTTGAAGACCTACAAATGCATTAGGATTAAAGCCTACATCTGAGAAAGCTGCTGCCGAAAAGGGAGTAGCACCAAAATACATGCGAGGTTACCTCGCAGTTGCTGGAATGTTATTAGTTCCTACTATTGGTGCTTCTGCAAATGCCATATAAAGATAAGTATTAGTTGAATTAGATTGATGTGTGCTGTTTCTAAATTTAAATCCATTAGATAAAATATCTACCTGTGCAATTCCTGATGTAGCCTCAGCATCAGTTGCGTTAGGATATAATTTATAACTATTCTCATTGAAACCACCACTAGAACTTCTTTTATTATCCCATATAACCCATGATTGATTTTGAGGAGTTTGACTACCAGAAGCGGCTTTTGCTAAAATCCAAGCAGGTTTAAATCCTGTATAAACAAATGTGCCATCGGCATTATTATTTCCTGCATAAGTTCCAAACTTGCTGTAACCAGTTTTTTCTGCAAAGCAGTAAGCTATTTGGTTTGAATAATTTGTATTAGTATCTGTTCCGCTTATATGAAATTTAGTAGAAGTAAAACCTCCCGAAGCACCACTATCTCCTTTAGCGTCAGTTTTATTTAATTTTAAAAAATCATAACTACCATCAATAACATCAGTATAAACAATCCAATCAGTAGATGATGTACTTCTTGATTTAATAATTACTACTGATGGTTTTACTCCTAAACCATGACCAACTCCAGAATTACTTACTCCATTCCCTGTATATGCAACTATTGAAAAACCTGCTGTTGTATTAACACTAACAGTTGAGTTTATATCTCCATCTGTATTAGCTGAACCTGCACCACCTGCTTTCCAGTTCCATGAAACTATAGCATTTCCACTTCCATTAGTATGAGAGTAATTTCCAACTGAAAATCCA